GGCTTATTGAGCCAGTCACACCAGCTCATGTTGTTGGAAGGAAAGTCTTTTGCACCGCTGTGAACATCGTTCAGAAAGACGGCAAGATGAAACTTATCGAGTTTCCGAATCGCATCAAGGCGGGTTTCGGTCGCAGAATTCTCATCTGAAACGTCAGCCCCAACCTTTTTCCGAATTGCCCTTTCGGCTCCTTCAAAAGTTGAAAAGCGTTCGCGCTCCATCGAGAGTTCTTCGGTCTCAAACTGCGCTTCAGCAATCAATGCCCAGCGTTCGCTTTCACAGTTGGCAGAGTCCAGCAAACCGGAATATGCCTCCAGCAGCTGGTCGTAGTCATCCGGGTCAAGCTCGGTCGGGTCTACTTCACCGTGTTCGACAAAATAGGTGCCATTTGGAGCTTCGAAAATGTCGTATAGCTCGTATCGGGTTCCGCCAACCTGACGTCGCCACTGGCATGTATCAGGGTCGGTGCAAACCCAAGTCTTGGCTTCCAGCTCTGCCTGTTTCAGGTCGTCCGCCAAATCAGAGAGAGCTGCGGAGACCTTTTTGTTTTTCTCCAGGGTCTCAGTAAGACCGATGGTGTTCCCTGCTGCCGCTGCAGCATTGTACTTGAATATGGCAAAACGGTCGCTGCTGTACTTTTCAGCCATAGCCGATACTCCCTCAGGAAGATGATTTTGAAAAAGACGAATGGTATCTTTCGGGACAGAATCGGCTGGGTACTCGAGGGTTACGCGTTCACCAAGGGCATCGTGTTTCAGCTCAAAATTGTGCTTTTTGCAGATTTCGTCATACTGAATGCAATACATAATTATTTCTCCTTTTTATTTTGTGATTTGAGATTTGTTAAGCTCGGTAGATAGCGAAGATAAAGAATCGATGAAACTTTTGCCCGCAGCCATGCACTCCTCAAACGAATACTCTTCGTGAAAGATTTCATGTACGCTTTTGGCATAAGTGCTCAGATTGCGGGACAAGAAGGCTTTTGCTTTGGTTACGTCCTCAACAAAGTTTTTGTGGCTTGCCGGAAAACTGTAAGTAAAACCCTGCCTGTTTTGCTTGCAAAGGATAATAGGGTCTGAACCATTGTCGGATACAGTCCAGCCTTGTTCGTCACAAATTTCTTTGAATCGTTTACAAAGCATCTGGATTCACCTCGCTTCAATCAACTTGGCTGCAGTTGCTTCATCACAGAATTCCAGAAGCTCACGACCCGGTAAGTATCCATCTGTGCCATCGCTGTAGCTATAATCGATAAAACCGTGAGCATTGCGCTTCACGAGTTTGTCAAATGCTTCTTTGATGGTCAGTTTGCCATCGTTCACAGCGCCTGTCACAATGTCGTTGAGCTTGCCGCTCATGACGATGCCGACCGGGTCAGGATACATCATGCAATGCGCATAGCTGCGAAAATCCGCAGCGCTGACAAAATAATTTTCGTCCACTTCACAGAGGACTGGTTTTTTGAGCTTTACCATTTTCATTACTCCTTTTATTGTTTGAAAACAAAAAGCAGGCCCACCGAGATGGTGAGTCTGCTGATTGTCTTGCAGAATTGTAAATTGTACGCATTTCGGCCATAGGGCTGTTATCTATCGTACAATTTCAATTTTAGTGGAATCGCACGTTTGAGCAAGTCTGCTTGTCAGACTTGCTCAACCTCATCCGAACCATAAACAATGTTCAAATTTGACGTACTCCCACCCCTTACGGAGAGGGATTCTATGCTGACGCAATGCAGTTGCAGGGTTTTCTGACAGCATAAAGCTGCCGGATACACTATCTTTCGATAGACCAGTGTACTTACTACCCAAAGCGGAGCTTAAAGGCAGGGCAAAATGCCCAAAAAGCCAGAAAAAAAATGTAGATATCCCCTTAATAAGGGTTTCACCTATCAAGTGTTGCCAAAGGCAGCACATCAAGGCAATCAATAGGGCTACGTCGAAACCCCATAAAAATTATAAATGTCTTAGAATCCTACGCTTGTAGGTAGCCATTCGTGGCTGCTTTTCAATCGTTCTTTTGTTTCATCGTGCAGTTTCTTAAACTGCGGGAAATCTTTCTTAATGGTTTTCTTGTTATAGGACTGAAGGTTTTTCCTAAGATGCAATAGAAGGAATGCGGAATACAAATCCCTCTGAACAACGGTTCCGTCTGAAAGTTTAGCAAAACGCTGGGACAATTTCTTCTTGGTGTAGCTATCATCGGTATGGTCAAACTGCGATGCTTTCGTTTCAAAGGTGCTGACTTTGATAACGCTGCCTCCGTAACGATTGGCTTTTTGATTCAGAATGGAAATAAACATTGCAGGAGCGCAGCGTCCGATAGATTTACCGAATCGCTTTTTGGAATGTGCTCTACCGGTTTTTGGATTGATTTTCGTCTTCTTGTTGCGCTTTTGCAAGGCTTTGTAGTTCATATCCTCCACTATGAACTCGTTACCGTATGTCAGCAATTCATTGGCGAGAATATAATGCTCCATCTTGCGTACGTCAGCAAGTTTACGGTTCAAATTCCGCAATTTGTGCAGCAGCCGATAATAGTTTTTGCTATAGTTCCAATGACGAATTTGCTTATGACCGTTCTTGCGCTTTAACCGTTTGACGGTTCCGTTTTCGTTAAAGTATTGCGGATTCATTGCACGGCGCGAACGGTCCATCTGCCGCATAATGCGGGCAATTTCTTTGGTAAGGCCATTGCATACTTCCGCTATAGCAGACGGTGCAAGCACACGAAGGTCGCAAACATCTTTGCCGCAAAAAGCAATGGTTTGTGTGCCGATATCTATGCCGACACGCCCCTGCTTTACATGGTGCTTTACAACGCCGTTGCTGTCGCATTTGATGGGCGGATAACCTTCCAGAACAAGTTGAGCGTAATACTTCCACTTGGTGCCGACCCATGAACGAACAATCCGGCAATATTTGACGCCGCATTTAAGTGCTTCCTGTTGATACCATCCCGTTTGTATATCGGGATTTCGCAATTTGACAAGGAATTCGTACTTTTCGTAAATGATGCGCAGATTGCCTTCTCCGATACACGGTTTGGCTTTTGTCGTGGCGTCGGCAACCTCTTTGTCCATTTGCGCTTTTACTTCATCGGGAAGAACTACTTCTTTATCTTTTTTGGTATTGGGTTTTCTATACGCATCGAAGTATTTTTTCTCGATAGAATTTTTCGCTTTTCGCTTAGCGGATTTCATCGAACTCACCGTATGATTTGCCGGACGAAAGAATATACCGCTGTTATTTTTCTTTCCGGAAAGGGTTACAAAATCGTCCAATTTTTTATAGTGTACGGTCTTTCCTTTTCCATAAAAGAAGTCATCCCACGCTTTCCAGACGGCAGACGCCACTTTTTGGGCAACATCACAATTTACGTTGTATGCTTTTTGGTATGGCACGACCAACTTGTGGAATGCTCCCTCAGAAAAGCCTGCTTGCTTAATCAGATTGGAACGCTGTACCAACAATGCTTTCCGTTTATCACTATTGGCAGGAGCGGCCTTTATGGCTTTTACAAGGTTTTTGTATTCGCGAGTTTTGCGCAGCTGATGCCACATTTTCGTGGTCTTCGTAACCATTTGGTTATAAACTGTGCAGCCTACGCGAAACTTTTTGGAAAGAAAAATTTCATCCTGTTCAGTTACTTTCATGGGGAGCGTCAACACAAATGATGGCGTACTGTTCTTGTTTCCGAAAGCCATAACGGTCCTCCTTTCCTTGATTGATTATACTGACATTATAACATTTTTTTGATGCAAAAATAAACCAAATAGCGTTTTATTTACAGATTGTACACATTCGCTTTTCTTAAAAAATCATGCACCAATTCCTCCCACCGATTACGCAATGGGCTTCCTTGGCGCGGTTTTTGTGAACTATTGTCCCAGTGCATCAGGAGGCTGCCGGTATCATCGACACCAACAACCGTACCTTCTGCACCAAGAGGTGGTGCCTGGATGTCATCCATTTTGACAAGCCGAACCCGCGTTCCAGCAGGATATTCTTTGTGAATTGCTTCAACAATTTCGATGTTCGGGAACATAATATTTCTCCTCAATTTTCTTTGGTATTCGTTAGCTTCTGGATGGTACTCCAAATACGGTCTGCGATGTTTTCGGCGGTATCGAATCGAGTGACAGATTCACCTTTCCAGGTCCCACCGTTGCCGTTGATGCCGTTGCGGAGCTTAATGCAGCTGCCACGATTGGCTTTCCACTCATGCAGGTTCACCGAGTAATCGTCCAGCAACACAAAAAAGCTGTCGATGCACGGCGTTTTCAGGCGGTTTGCTGCGGCTCTGGCTTTGCTGCTGCCGCACGCAACGAAGATGCGGTGTTCGGAATCAATTTCCGGAAGATAAGCGTCGAGCCAGGCGTTCTTTTCATGAACTGCATATGGGTTTTCCGGCATATAGGCGGAAAGTGCATACACATCAAGTTCTGGTTTTGTGTTGCAAAGAATCTTCACGGCGTCCAAAACCGTCTGATAGGGCGGCAAATCTCTGAAATACCCCGGCTGAAGCAGGTCCTCAAAGCAGGCCGCCTGCTTCCAGACGGCGAGAGTGCCATCCATATCGACGAATAAACGTGCCTTCATATCATTTGTAGGACTCATAATTTTCCTCCTTTTTAGATGTGCAAACAAAAAAAGACAGGCCCACCAAGACGGTGAGTCTGCCATTTATTTGCAGAATTGTGAATTGTACGACCAAGTAGGCATAGGCTGTTATCTATCGTACAAATACTATTTTATGCAGCTCGCACGTTCCTACAAGCGAGATATACAAGAAAAAGCCGCCTACCCGAAGGCAGGCGGCTTAATGTGATTAAGATTAGTTGTAGTCAGACTCTGTCATGACATGGGCACGATAAGTAGTGCCAGTGGTTTCATCTTCCAGTTCCCAGCAACCAGTGAAAGCGTCACAGGGTTCGGTAAGAGCCACCTCTTTGCCCTCGCAGTCGTAGAGAATGGCTTCGGCGAAAGAATTGTCCTCCGTACCACAGCAGCGAATATCCAGGCTGAAACCGTCCGGAAACGTAGCCGTCTCACTCAACGATGCGCCCATCCCCTGCAGCTCTTTGCCGCGAAGATACTTTTCAATGGTTCTGGCATGTTTCTCGCTGATGTAAACGGTTTTTTCCAGAACGTGGGGTTCAGGAAGGACATTAACAATCACATGATATTCTGCACCCTTGTACGGCAGGACATAGTGATTGCAGAATTTGTACATGCGGCCGGAATAAGCCAGGACTTCTTCAGAGGAATTCTTGTGAAGGACAGCCTCATTGTATACTTTGCCGTCATCATCACACTTCCAAGTGATAGTCATGTCGATGTCATCCGGGAAAAAGCCACTGACAGAAATGAAGCTGTTTTTGTCGAAGTTTGCACCATAGCGAAACCCGGCAATGATTCCGTCATATTCCTCCTTGTCAAGAGTCGAGCGCTGAACATACACTCGCTCAAAGCCCTTGCTCAGCTCATATGCGCGAGCCACATACAGGATAGTGTCCGCCAAGCTTTCGATGCTTCCAGCGGTCATAGCATCTTGCGTCCGGCGAGCCCAGAGGTCTACGCCGTTTTCAATGATGCTGCACTCATAGACGTAATGGAGTTTTGGGAAGGTTGTGCCGATAAGCTGCATACGCAACACTGGCTTATCACCTTTAGGATAGATGTCGTCAATCGGAAAGTTCAGGGGTTCGAAACCTACATCGTCAGGAGCATCACCAGAACCGGTCCAACGGCAAGGATTCCGTTCTGCGATGAACTCGTGAGCCATCCGGTTGGCAACGGGTTCCGGCAAGCCTTCCCATTCCTTGACATCGAGCCTCTTTTCCAGCGCCTCGATGCCCTTTGCGATGGATGTGAGGAAGTTATCGCCGAAATTTTCCTGGCTGTGATTCGATTCCTCGACAAGTTGGTCGAGCAGCCCGGCGTCGTACAGATACTTCTTGGCGAGCTCTGTTGAAATCTCCGCCGAGCCCAGAATGTTAATAGCGGTTTTGAGGTATTCCTTGACTGCCGTTTTGTCCTGCTCATGCTGGTAGAATGCGGCCAGCTGCTCCATCTCGTCAAGCGTTATGACAAGGTTATCGTGGGGTTGGTTGGTGGTTCCGCCGAAAATGATAGAACCGTCTTTGTAGCCAATAAACATTTTTTACACTCCTTTTTATAGTTGCGCAAACAAAAAAGACAGGCCCACCAAGACGGTGAGTCTGCTCTTTGCTTGCAGAATTGTGAATTGTACGAACGCAAAAAAAACGCGCCAAGTAGATGGTATCTATCGTACAACTTTTATTTTAGGCGAATCGCATATTTGGGCAACAAAAAAAGAGCCCCGCATTTCTGCGGGACTCTGGTGAAACAAATCAAGTGTCGGCACAATTTGTTCTGACGGCTATTATTATTTTCTGTCTCCCTCAAAGCAAGGATTCTCCCAAAGAACCTTGCGACCACTTTCAATGCGAGAGACAGTCTTCATGGGAATATCAGACCAGTATTTACTGTAGCCAGCGCAGTTCTCCGCAAGAAATTCTTTCACCTCATCGCTGAGCTTGCGCGGTGCAATAGCCCATGCAGAAATGACCTTATTCTTAATCATTTCAAAAGTAATCAGGTTGGAAACAGGATATTGCACCTGCATTTCTTTTCCATTGGCTTCAATAACGAGCCGAATTTTTTTTGCTTTTGCAGTCGCAGCAAACAAACTACGGCACTCACTTTCCCAACAATGTGGCTTGGACTGGAACTCCAGCCTCCTTGATTGGGTAAGACGTTGGACGGCAACGAATTTTTTCCCGATGCTTTCGCTGAAAGGTGTGCCATCGCGAGAAGTGAGATTCTTATCGAGGACATTGACTACCCTTTCCGCCCATCCGGTAGGATTAGCGAAGAACTCGATGGTCGCAGTGTCATCAATGTGCTCAAGAAAGTTACGAAGGCTTTCTTCAAATGCGGTGTCTTTCTTTTGCAGGACATACTGTTTGACAGCGTTTTCATAAGCCTCGTTCTGCAATTCGGGCGTGTTCAGATAGTCAGGGTCGAGAATTGTTTTCTGCTCCAGATAATCCCACAGCGTTTTCGTCATCTCACCCATTGCGGAATGGGGACCAGTGTAAGCAGAGGTGACATCAAACAATCGCAGGAACTCATAGCTTTCAGCATAGGTCTTTTCGTGGTCCACAACATAAGCCATAAACTCAAGGTTATGCTGTTCATAAAAATGGTTTTTGCTCATGCTGGTGGGATAGTTACTGCACATTTGCCCAAATAATGCCTCGACACTATGCTCGCCATCGGAAAGAGGAACGCGGACAAAACGGTAGAAATCCGAGTTGTGGTGCTTATCCAGAACGTTACCGTCCAAAACGGAAATGTCGGGATTAGAAAGAAAAGAACGAAATGCTTTTTCATTGATAGTTTCGAGATACATAGTTTTACTCTCCTTTTTGTTATTTATTTTGTTTGGCAAGATGCTTTTTGATATTTATTCAGAAGTCACGTTCATCGAGCTGCTTTTCGGTGACAGCGCCTTGGCGTTTCAGATAGTTATTGGTTAGAGGTTCAACGTGAGTCAACGACTCATCCACCCAAAGCATGCGCTTTGAGTCATCGTCGTCGTTGCGAACGCCATCAGCGATAACAGCTAGAGGTTGGTCCGTCTCTGTTTCATCATCGCCAGCGTACAGATAGCCTTTTACCATGTCGTTGGTTTCGTTCGGCAGCTCCAAACAGAACCAGAAACCTGCACGACCGGTATTGCTGTTTTTGCTGGTGAGCCAGATACCGGGATAAGAATCCTTCGTTTCCTGGCCGAGCATAAAGTTAGCACTGATGCCGTCTGCGTCAAGCTCAGTGGAAACAGAGAGAGCAGAAGGTTTGGTGGCGTAAGGCCAGAAAGCTTCGATAACTTTTTCAATCGGAATAGTTATCGGCACGGATTTGCCATCAATTTGGCCCGTGATTGTCATTTTCATAAAATACACTCCTTTTGTTGTTATAACGCAAAAAGAGCGGACCTCCCGATGTGGGAAGTCTGCTCTTCATGCGAAATTGTGAATTGTACGAAAGGCAAAACGCCCTTTCGATTGCTGGTATCTATCGTACAATTTCTATGATATGCTGTTCGCAAGGCGCGTCAAGTTTCATTCGTCAGCAATACCTATATAAAGATGGTAGGTGGCGTTTGCCGTCTGGCAAACCCAATGGTTGTAGAACGAGTTGCTCGGCTCAGACGTGACGATATCCTCATCCTCACGATAAATAGCCGCTTCGCACCAGGAAGGTCCATTGTGGCGTGGGATGCAGCGAACATCCATGTGCATACCATCGGCGAAGATAACGGATTCGAACTCAATCTCATCCTGCTCTTTGCCGTCATCGGTATACTGCTTGATTTCGTTCATTCGTTTCTGGCTGATGGTAAGGCACTTGACGAAAACCTTGCGGAAATTTGTGAGATTTTCGTATATCATGCACACTCGCATGATGGCGCTTGTCAAGGCATCGACAGAACCAGGGTCGTTGCAAATCGCAGTCTTGTCGAAACAGCCAATGCCGTGCCCTGTCCAGAATCCGCCTTCATACAGGTGAACAGAAGCCACATAGCAAAGACAACCATCAGGTTTGCAAAGCTGAATTTCGAGTGTGCAGCCATCGTATGTTTCATCGATTTTGCGCTTGTACACATCGAAACTGATGTTGTCAGGCACTTCCCCGCTGCCGTCCCAATGATAGGGATTGCAGCGAATAAGAAAGAGTTCTGCGATTCCTTTTGCATAAATTTCCGTCATACCGACCTTTTGTTTGAACATAGGAATCATAATCCTTCTCCCTTCTCTTCGTTTAGCAATTCGCGTGCATGGTCGAGGACTTCCTTTGCGACAGGCTTACCGCCTTCATTCATGGCAAGGAAAATTTCCAAGACTTCTGCGCGAGTTACGCTCTGGTCAATCTCAGCAACGCCAATGGAGGCATCCATAAACCAGTTCTTGTCCTGTGCGGAAAGGTCGTTGTAAAATACGCCTTTGTACGGGAATCGGTTCTCGTAAAAAGCAAGCAGGGTCAACATACGCTGCTTGCCATCAACGATTTCATAGTAGTTGCCATCGTTGCTTGTGCGAGTGAATGGCAGCTGCTTAAAGACGAAACGACCAATCTCGCGACCCATAAAGATGCTGTCCAACAGCTTTTCCCTGTCCTCATCATCCCAAACAGAACCACGCTGATAATCAGGGTTGAAATCAACGCCGAACAGGTATTGGAAGCTGAGTAAAGAATACATACTGCGGTTTGAGTAGTGCAGGCGGGATAGCGCAGAATTGCGCTTGGCGAAATGCGTATCTTTGTCATCATCCAGCGGGCGAACGTTTGTCCAAGCCCAGCAGGAATAGTTATCGCTGTTTGCACCACTGCGGATAAGATACATGTACCCGCCTTCCAGAGCCTCGTCAACAACGCAGTTTAGAAGGTGACCAACCTGTACTTTGTCGCTGACCGTGAAGCGATAAGAGGGTTTCCCTGCACGCTTGGCAGTTTCACAGGCTCTCTCGTAGGAAAGACCTTCGAGCGCAGCTTGTTTCAGGTTGATTTTTGTGATTTCTTTTCTTGCACTTTTCTTAGCCATTGCGATTCTCCTTAACCAATCCGATGGACTCCGAACAAAACAGCAGGAAGAAGCTGTTCATACGGGGTGTATTGGGCAAAATCGTAGATTTGAGCCTCATCGCTGATGATGTATCCGCCAGGGCAGGATTCGCCATCGTCATTGGAACTACCGTTGTCCTCAAGACCTCGGCTTTTGAGCTCGTTGAGGTAATCCTCACGCATAGCATCGTATGCTTCTCCGGGAGTGGAATACTGCTTTGGATTTACCTTTGTGAAAAGATGGCCCTCGTCATCGGTAAAAGTTTTTGTGATGATAAACATAATTTACACTCCTTTTTTTGTAAGTACGCAAAAAGGCGGACCTCCAGATATTGGAAGTCCGCCTTCAAGCGAAATGTGAATTGTACGAAAGGCAAAGCACCTTTTCGATTGCTGGTATCTATCGTACAATTCTAATTGTATGAGTCTCGCACGAATGTGCAATGGTCTTTAGCCAAGCATCGTCACATCACCATCAACGTACCAGATGTACTGCTTCCAGTTAGAAGCGGTCGCACCAGGGATGAGTTTCAGCGCAGAAGCTGGAGGCACGCGACTCGGCTCAAATGACATCTCGTAATGCTTTTCCAGGCCGTATTTCCGCAGAACGATACTCGGCATTACTCTGCCAAGCTCGTACCACTTGCGAGGCGGGATACGGCTGCAATGTTCGCGGTGAATTTCAGTGTATTCCTGCTGGAATTTGTGAATGGCCCGAAGCAGCTGACACATCGGGCAGGTATTAAGGATGCCAGGGTCCTTGTAGCGGTATACTACAAGACGATATTTATCGTGTTCCTTGGTGGTCAGAACGACACCAAAATAGTTTTTTGCCATGATATCCTCCTCGTTTTAGTAGTTAGTACCATACTCCAGGGCGTAATCCGGACGCTGATATTCGACGACCGGCTTTTCCCAAGAGCAGATGGGTTCAGTATTGGCGCTCGGAAAATGAGAGCTGATTCCGTTGGTGGCAAGCAAAGCTGCCGTGCAATCCGCAATCTGTGCAAGAAGCTCAGGATTCCATCCAAAGGTGTCATCTCCGGTCAGCTGCTTGCACAGGACTTGTGCCGCTCGAAGAATTTCAGTGTCTTTGGATTCCTGCTGAATAGGTTTCGGTGCAGCAATTGTGACATTTCGTGCAATGACGTTTATGGGCAATGGCTCATCGACCCATTTTCCCTCGTAAATCTCACGGGCATAGAAACCGTCTTTGTCGAATTCGTCAAGGCGAACCCAATGGTCGGCTTCCCAGGTCCTTTGAGCGATTCCGTCTGGATTGATAGTAACCATCACACGTTCATCGTGTGCGTTGTTTCCCCAATGGGTTTCAGAGTCACTGCCAAACTCCTGAATGAGAAGTTTCCTTGCGAGTTCTCCATCGGTCAGTGCAGCCAATTCTTTGATTCGTTTTGTGTTCATATTTTTTCTCCTTTTTCTGTAAACAAAAAAGGCAGGCCCATCGTGGTGATGAGTCTGCCTAGTTGTATCAGTTTGTGAATTGTACGAGCGCTGAAATGCGCAGATGCTATCTATCGTACATTCACAATTTTACCGGCATCGCAAGCAGCGTCAAGCTGTAGCAGCGGCGTCAGCAGTTGCTTTTTTGGCTTCCGTGTATGCTTCGTAAGCCGCGTGATATTCACTCAGCTTAATCTGCGTAACGGTGTCTGGAACCTTGGTGCTGCGAGTTGCATATTCGCAGGAATAATATCCGTAGATATTTCCCTGCTCATCATCCCACAGCTCCGTAGTGATGCGGCCAGAACCGTTGAAGTTGGCCCACCAGAACTGGTTGGCAAGGAATTTCTTGCCGTTCACGTTCTTACAGACCTCATCTTCCCACAGGCAGTTCATGGGCGAACGCTGTTTGAAGATGACAAAACCGTGAGGGTCACGGCGTTTCATGACCTGAGATTCGTATTTGGCGAGCAGCTCTGGTGTCAATTCGACCGTCAACCGGTCATTCAAGACATACGAGAATTTCTCACCGGGAAAATATTTGTCGAAGAATTGCTTCGCAATTTCAACGAAGTGCGCTTTTTCCTCCTTTGTCGAAAAATAATTCTTGTAGAAAGTGGTGCCGGGATTTACTTTGAATGCCATTTCAACCATTGCCATTACTCCTTTTCCATTTGGATAGTCCAGCCGTTCACATCGGAATAAACCGCATAGAGCAGCGTTGCGAAATTGTAGCCTCCGTCATACAGCGCATAGCGAAGGGAGATGTTCAGCGCAAGAGTACGTTCCTTGACGATGCCATCGCAATCGAGATAGCTGAACGTCTTTGTCGGATTGGTAAACCATGCTTCACGTTCTTCATTGAACTTATCTTCATCGTATTCCACGATTTCCTTGAAATACGAATCGAACGTGACGAGCTTGACTGACGAGAAGACATCAGCCATCATTCCGCACTTTTCAATCAGTTCATCAGGCCATTCGACCTTGATGATTGCTGCGCCGTTGTCTTTCAGCTCTTTGTGAGGGCTGAGCGAAACGTTATAGCGCTCACTGAGAAAGCCGAACAGCCAGGACCAATCGATAGTTTTCAGGAAACTGGCAGCTTCCTTGGCGTCCATGAAAATTTTGATTTCTTTACGTGCCATGATATATCTCCTCACTATATTATTCGGTGCCGAATTTAGCCCACGCTTCTTCGACACTCATGTGATAAACCGCCTTAAACTGTTCTTTGAAATACGCATTGAACAATTCCCGGTGGTGAGGGCTCATGATGATTTCGAGATTGAAGTCGGGGTCATCGGTGGAATTGTTGCAGTAGGAAATGTATGTAAAAATGGTATCGTCCGGATGCCAGTCAATGTACATGTTAATCCAATCTGCATTTTCTTCTGAGTTCAAACCAAGGCCAAATGCTTTGTCTGCATCAAACCAGATAGGGACGTAGACGTTAATCCATCCGTCGTAGAAGACTTCTTTATTGGCATCGAGCGTGAATCGTATCAGTTCAGCAAAGTCCTGTACGGTAATAGTTTCCTGCGTGCAGAGACCATGAACCATTTCGTTGTGAGTCATAAAATATGCTCCTTGTTATTTTTTGAAGGTGTCAAAGAATCGAATCATCTCGCGGTTCACACCGACTGCAGATTCAGTCTCAGGATAGAGCGCTGCAAAAGCATGGACCGTTTCTCTCTTGGAAACAAACCCGTAGTCGTGGTGAACGCGCTCGTTTTCGAGGCATTTCTTAAACCCAAAAGTCTGTTTCTTGAGAAAGTCCTTTTTCCCGGTGCAGATATAGCACGGGGGGATGAGTTTGGAATAGGTCTCAGGCTTGATGAACTCAGCATAACTGTGATTCTTCCAGCCCTTAGACATATAGTAGTTCTGAAGCAAACCTACCTGGCCCTTGTAGATGTAATACATACCGCTCTGCAGGCCCATCGCGTCGATGACGAGCTTCTTGGCTGCCTCGGGTACGTTCTCTTCCAGCTCGTCCTCTACCGGCTGCATCTTGACAGGATAGCGGAGAATAGAGCTTGCCATGCAGGCAAGGAATGCGCCAGCGCTGTCGGCTACTACAAAGACCTGATTCAAGTCACCACCGAAGTCTTCAGCGCGTTCAGCTACAGTAGCAAACGCATTGATGACATCGGTGATTTGACCGAAAACATTGGTTTCAGGAACCAGACGGTAATCCGGAACAAAGGTGAGATACCCTTCTTTGGCAAACCAGGTTGCCAGGTTTTGATTCTGTTCTTTCCGGCCAGCAATTAAGCCGCCGCCATGGATATCGATGATAATCGGATGCTTTTCGGCATCGTTATCCGGGCGATAAACGTCCATGAAAAGATTCTGCTTGCCGCAAATACCAATCTCAGTGGCAGTTATGCCTTCATGAGGCATAACAGGCTGAGACTTGATAATTTCTTCTACATGGGTGCGTTCTTTCTTGGTGGCGGCATTGATGAAATTCATGATAAAAACTTCCTTTCAAATTGATAAAAAAATAGCGGCCGCCAATCTATAAAAAAATGAGATTAGTGGCCGCTTGGGTGTTATTGGAATTCAAATGTGTATTGGGTTCCTCTTTCGGTTTTGACAAAAATTCTGCTTCCTGCAAAGCCAATAGCTTTTACTGTGCTGGTACGCAGGACGTCTTGTTGCTTTGGTGTTGTTGTTTTGAATACGAGTGGCTGCCCACTTGACAGCTCAAGAGTTCCGACCCGTCCAATGAGCGGAAGAACTCTTGCGTTGAGACTCGTGGTGCTGTGAAGCACACAACTGCTGTTAATCCGCATCATTGTCCTCCTGATATGAACTGGTCAGATATCCACATCCGGGTACTGATTCAACACATGATTGAACCTGTTATCCAGATGTTCATCGTTTTCGTCCCGCTCGGGATAATTAAACTTTCCTTCCTCTTCTGCTGCATCCCCCAAGCGTTCCATGAGTGCAATGACGCTTTCGAGCCAGGCGGAAGCCTTGCCAAACGTGTCATCCTCTTTTCTCTTGGCATAGAGCATGTCAGAGACTTCTTCGAGAGCCATTTTCTGCTGGTACAAAGTATTCCAGTTGATGTGCTCTACAGCGGAACGCAGGGGAGTTAAGTGTTCTGTTTCTGTTACAGTGTTCGTTACGGTCATCTTTTTATTTCTCCTTGTAGTGTTTAGTTACGATAAACGTCAGCAAAGCACCGCAAAATTCCAACAAAAAAAGCAGACCTCCAAACGGATAGTCTGCTTCTCAGAATTGTGAAATTATAGCGTATGTGTGCTGTTATCTATCATACAATTTTTATTGTATGCGTTTCGCACGAATACGCAATAACTATTTTTTAAGAATTAGGAATCTGAATTTTCCGAGCTGTCGCTGTTATCAACGGAACTGGACTCAGCGTTTTCGTCCGCCGTGGAATTGTCACCAGATTCAGCGTCGGTGTTTTCTTCCGCGCTTGTATCCTGTTCGACAGTCGAATCACTGTTGACTGATGCGTATGTACCAGTCAAGATGACGGGAACTTCACCATAACCCAGATAACCGCTAATCAGGCTGCCGGAATTCTCAACCAGGTACTTGGTTTCCGTCATGTGCGGGAACAGATAGACATCTCGAATGGCAGTGCCTTTTACATCGGCGCTGTCAAAGGTATCATTGCATGCTGCGACAACACTATAGCCGTCATAGTTCCAAACCAGATAGAAGTTCTTGTCGCCAATTTCGACATCATAGTGCGCATCCCGGAAATCCTCGAAAGTACGGTACTGCTTGCTGGAATCGAAAGCGACAGAATCGTTGTTCGTCCAATAAAGCCCGGACGGATTGCCAAACAAACCATACAGGAAGTTGAACTGTTCCTCCGGCTCTCCGTCGGTCGGATAGCCTTCGAGTTTATCCGGGGTGACAGACGAATAATAGAGACCGTCAAGGAACGCATCACCAATATCGATACCGTCATCATTGGCTGCACGACCGTCCAGCATCAAGGTCAGTGAACCGCCGTTATATCCAATCGGATAATAGTCACAGCCGTCATCCTTGCTGGCAGTGTGAATGGAAAAATCACTGATTTCCTTTTCTACGCCTTCGCCTGTGGATTCTGCATTGATTTCACCAATGACTGTATCACCGTTTTCAAGTTCGTTCAATTTCAGATATCCCTTTACAGGCAAATCCCGTACATCCTGTAATGCAACGTCCGTGATATCCAGTGTCTTGCCGGTATCAACGCTGCGCAGCGAATAGAACTTGCTGCCGTCATCGTAAGACAAAGGACTCTGCCCCATCGGAATACCGTCCGGCCAGGTAGTGTCAGGATTGTCCAGCGTGCCGGGCGTGAAATCCGGGAGATTCGACAACAAAGACCAGGCATTGATGGGTTCCGGGGTCGGTTCTGCTGTCGGTCCCGGCGTTGCTGTGACGGCAGCCTGTGCTGCTTCGGCACTTGCCGCTGCGGCCGCCTGGTCTTTCCGTTCCTGAACCACAGCTGTGGCGCAGCCGGAAAGTGTCACGGCGAGTGCCATGGCAGCTGCGGTGATATTGATAATCTTTTTACTCATACGTGTTTTGCCTCCTTATGTTTGCGGTTTTGCGGCTATTGAAGATTTTTCGTGGTTTTATTACTTTTAATTCATACTACACAAACAATATGCCAGAATTTTTTGCAACAAATTTGCATTTACTCGCCGTTATTGAGTTTGCGTTAGAGTCTTTGTATGTTGTTGCTTTTCCGTCTTTAGAGCCAGCTATTCCTTGCATTATATGAACATGCTTTCCAACAAGAAATATGCTTCCTGGATAGTTACGGTTCATGTTTCTGTATGTTGGATGGTGCTCTTTAACTTTAAGCTTGCAAACATCATTCGGATGCTCTTTGCGAAATTCTTCTAGGCTGGCAGCTTCTTGTTCCGTTGCTTTATGCCGATTTATAGCAACTGCCTTATTATCGAGTGTGTACACGCGGTTCATATTTTCATTGTTTAACACTCTTCTATCATGACGGCGGAACTGTTTAAGCTCATACGGCATATGATTGTTGATGTTGCTATCACAGACATTGCTCGGCAAGACAGAACAAGCAATGCAGTAAGCGTCGAGCCAATGGTCTTTACTTACACCGTGCGCTGCACGATAGTCATGGGTGCTCTTTCCTGCTGTCACAAAAAAGTGCTTTGGAAATAGCACACTCAATTTATTCGTCAGTGCCGGAATGATTTGATTCAATACACTCAAAGCGTCGTACTTTTTGTTAAGTCCAACTTTTTCTTCGGCAAGTTTCTTTTGCCAGGCAGCATCTTTATGAACAAGGTTATGATGCTCCGCGCATAGACCAACGATATTGGCAATGGTGTTGCTGCCATTCTCGGATTGCGGCACTACATGGTGGTAATGGTCGATGGGTTTATCACAGAACAGGCAATGGTGTTCCTGCATTTCAGAAACAGCATTTTCAAGACTCCCTTTTTGGTAGAGTGGGCCTTGTTGGTACTGCCATTTCTGAATGTCAGGATTATCAAGCCGCATGAACGCAAATTTGTTTACTTCAAGCACAACATCACTGATAGGAAGGAACTTTTGCATTTTTCTCACCAAATTGATGTGTGTTTGGAGCAACTGATTCGCGGTAGGCGTAAGCCATCCTTCCGGTCTTGTGCGATTGGTGTACTTTGCTTCTTTGTTTTTAATACCAATGCAGAGTACATCTTTCTTATAACCCGGAAGGCGACGTTTGATGATGCCAATTTCTTTTGCACGTTTGCTAGGATTCTTACTTTGAGCAGTATCTTGCTTCACGCACTTCTTAGAAATGGTGCCATTTGCCTTAGCTCTCCGCTGACGGCGACAACGTCTGCCGTTTGTGCGTCTTGCACGGCGGGCTTTTTTACGGTCTTGCATCAATTTTGGAACCTCTTTGTTGCGAGTTTCCAGATGTGCCGTAAAGACTGCCGTTCCATTTGCTTTAACAACGGCAACGCCGATATTGGTTCTACCAGGGTCAATGCCTAAATATAGGGGCTGCACTACATCATTGGTTTCATACAGCAGTTGGATGGTAAACGGTTTTGCTCTTACGACTCGTGCTTTCTGCTCTTTAAGCAGGTGGCGCACATGTCCGCCGCGAGTCGTAGGCATCAAAGGTTTACCGTCTTTGTTAAGTACATAAACAGTGGACATATTCGCCACCTCCTTTACGATAAATCTCTCCTGCCGAAGCAGGAGGTTGTGTTTCCCTTGGCTAGATGACGCCTTCGCATGGTTGCAAGCTGGGAAAACCGTACAAGTGCAGCTCGTCATCTTGATGTACAAAAGTACATCCGCCTGTGATATTGAAGGAACTTAGTGGGATGGGGTCATTCCACTAAAATTCTTCAATACCCCTAATGCCGAGGAGTGAGAGACCCACCATGCCGATAAGCAAAGTGAGGAGTCCAAGTCCAAAAGCAAAGGCAATATATTGAATTACGTCGATGAGTTTAAGCCATTTTGCGACTGCAGCGCCTAAAACAATCAACAGGCCAAAGCAGCCGGTCAGATAAATGAGCAAGCCAAACTGTGCAGTTCTGCTAAAAAAGGATTCAAGTGTTTTCATGATAAACTCCTTTCATACTTTTTATGGTATACGATTCGCAAGAGCCTGCAACAGGAAAATAAAAAAAGCTGCCCAACCGAAGCTGGACAGCCTATGTATGATTATGTATTATCGTCTGTTATCTCGTTCTTGTCTTCTGTGCTCACGTTCCTCGTATTCTTTTTTCTGATACTTGAGTCGTTCATTCAGTAGGAAGGAGTTTTCATCGCGAGTCATTTGCAGTTTTACCTCGTACCAGCAGCCGTAAAGAAAGGCTGCCAGAATGCAGAAGCCAACGATTTTGACTAAGAGGTTGAAAAGAACGTTCACAATAACCGGGAAAATATAGCCGATGGCTTTGGCGATAAGCAGGATGAGCCCACCGAAGACAACGATTTTTGCGATTGTCTGAACAACGGGCGGGAAATCGCCCAGGACTTTGGAAATGGTATCGTTGATTTTGGTGATGATATTAGTGTTTTTGCCACCGTTGTTATTATTTTCTGCCATGTCGGTTCCTCCTTTTTGTTCCAATTATAGCATATATCTGTACAAAACGCTATATCCCACATGAGGAATCTCGATGTTTGAGCAATGGCTCAACAAAAAAAATGCCGCCACCCTTTCGGATGACGGCAAGTGATGTTATTTCTTCACGGGGATATTCTGGTTAAGAATAACATCGAAGTTGTAGTGCGGCATCTTAGATGCATCACCACCAGCAGCTTCGAGGGTCATGTAGAAGTCCTCGTCATTCATAGCCTGCACGAGAGTATTCATCTCGTCGCAGGTATGTTTGAGCATAGGACCGCGCTTATTGCAGAACATCACAGCCGAAACAGGCTGAATGCCCTGTGCAACCATGCCATCCCAATGAGTCCGCAGCTCGGTTACAGACTTCAAAGTAGCAACGCCGCTCATGAAGTCATAAATCTTGCAGTGGGACTCGTCGATATGTTCCAGAACGTCGATACGAGTCCGGTTTGCGTACAGAGGGAACTGGAGTTCAACTTCATTCCCGGTGTCTGCAACCAGCCGATTTGCAAAATCCTGCGCATATTTCTCAAGAGTGAGAGGCTCGCTTTCGAGAGGCTTCACGTTTTCGGCAATAGCGTCGAAAATTTTACGCCATCCCTTGTCGCTCAGGTCGATATCCGACTTGTTGGCGAGGGTATTCAAGAACCCACGCGGCAGACCGGAAATATCAACAGCAACAACGCCGGTGAAAGCGTTGAAGGCCGGGTGACGAGCCTTGTCCCAGATGGTATCAAACTGAGCGGTGGCGATAACACGCTCGCCGAGCTGGATATCCAAGCCTTGCGTAAGCATGTTGTTCTGGTAGAAATGCTTCAAGTCATAGCCACCAGTAACAACACCTTTGGTCGCATCCGTATCCAGCTGACCACACTCAACCTTGACAGGAATCTCGTACCCATCATAGTCAACAGTGAAGTTCTTTTCCTTCTGCTTCTCCTTATACGGCTGGAAAATAGGCTTGACGAGCACATCGCACGTCTTGCCATTCGCCATATGGAAATCAGGAATCAGGATACGGGCGGGAGCAACGCCGGTAGCGTCAGGTGCCAAGTAATTGCGGTACTTGACACCAAAGTGCTCAGCCAGGCAGGTACGCAGCACGTTCAGGCTGGTGACCCGGCTCTCAGCGCAGCTGCCGTTCTTGGTCAGCATGGTGCTGGCGGTAGCCTTGTCCATCTCCACATAGATGATGGTAGAAGGAGCGCCAAGAGCCTTAAACTGCTCACGCATAACGACATCTGCCATAGGAATCTCTTCCTGCTCGGACATCGTCATGGTCGTGGCGAACGGGCCGTCAACGCGGTGATAGCTGTCCTCTCCAGGCTGCTTGGAAGCGATGAACCAGGGATACTTGTTGCGGGTGGCAACCAAAATGAAATTATTCAGGCCAACGCCATGGATGCACAGCGGGCCCTCATTGCTGTGGCCGTTGCCAAACTGTAGGTTTTCCGGCAGCTTTTCCTTAGACATACCATTGCCCCAGTCGGCAATAACCACACCGATTAGGTTTTTGGCATGGCCTTTCACAATCGCGACCAAGATGTTAATGGCATCTTTGCAATTAGAGATGGCATTATCAACCGGCTCACAAGCGGCATCGCTCATGGGTAACTTCTGGCGCGAAATAGCGTCAAAGTAATGGTTGGTGATGCCGACGTTGAAAGTGACGTTGTTATTCTTCTTAGCCATAATATAACCCCGTAACGTGGGGCTGTCGTGCTGCTCTCGAATTTATCTCCACAGCAATTAAGCCCCATATATGGGGATGTAATTATTCTTTTTTGTTGTCTGTTTTGCAGGAGCTATCGGCAATATCAGAAACTGCCTCTTTGATAGCCCCGAAAACATCGGTTGATTTCAGAAAGTCTTCGGCCAATCCTTTGATGTGGCTGTAATTTTTGAAGACTTTCTTGACAAGAAATGCGCCAGCGATTGATACTACTGCCAAAAGCAGCAGAAATTTCGCGGCCCCGGTCAGTTTCACTTGCTCCAGCAGGAGCGCGAGTATCACACCATCTTTGCTCAGCTAGGTCTTAATTAGACTGTGAACGAATGAACCATAGCTAACTGCAAATTGCTTAGCTTTGGTTTCGTGGCTGCTGATAATGGTGTCTACTCGCTAAATTATGTTTCGAATCATGGTAATGTCCTCCTTAAAGGTTTGTAATTGTTATACGGTATATATAAATACGCTCTTAACGCGGCGTTCGCGTGCAGGAACATTTATATAAACACATTGACGCAGTGTATACGTGCCATGCTGATTAGCATGACAATTCTATGTAATCAGCCTTTCCTTCGGCTGTCAGAAGTCCACATTCCGTGGGATGAATCTATATTAAACGCAGAAAATCTGCGGGAATCCTCAAAAAGAAAAAGGACAGAAACCCAATATGGGCATCTGTCCTTCTCCCAGGAGGTATATGAACTATGGCAAATCAATGATATCTCTGTTACATTATCTATTTTATGGGTATCGCACACACCGTCAAGAAGCTGTATAAACTTTTTTTGAAAAAAGTTTGCACGCGTGTTAGTGGCTTTTTAGAATGTTACAACATCGTGCAAAGTCGTGCAACATTGTGTTTAGTTCTCCGATACAGAGCAAACAAAAGATACTGTACCACTCCAATCACCTGGAGTCAGATTTGCTTTCACCGTATAGTTCGAGGTGATACTGGCTAAGGCATCGTCACGTTTCCACGTTGTTTTGGGTGTTTCCACTGTTATCGGGAAATCGCAAAAAATGTCAAAAAGAAAAAGCCGTCCACCAAACGGCGAACGGCTTTCGTGACAATTTATACTGCGGCGAGAACTTCTTTCAAAGTCATTTTGTCAATGCCTGCAAATTCTACAGCGGCAGTAGCCCAAAAGAAATCGCTGGCGCGGCATTCGTCGTATATCGGGTCAAATTCGTTACATTCGGTTTTGATGTCGAAAAATTCTTCACGGGAGAATCGTTCACACGGAATCCCTGCATTCCTCTGTACGAAATCTTTAATTCCATCGGTCATAATGGAGCAGCCAATCTCAAGGGTATCGTCCGAGAGGCTATCCCCATATGTGTTATATGATAGACCATAGTGAGATACATAGGTTGCGCGGCTTGCACCAGTATATTCGCTCTCGAGAAATTCACTAACAGTCTGCTCCAAAGATACCTTTCCATCTTCGTACAATTCACCAGAATAATCATACGGGCAATCATTGCTGCGCCATTCATAATGAGTGGGAATGGGGTTCAGCATTGCTGCCAAACTCTCCAAAATTTTCTCTCTAATTACATCCTTCTGAGCAAGAAAAAGCGAATTCACATATTCTGCGATTTCATCTTCATTCTGCTTGATATAGTCGATACATTGTTGCATGTTTTCGGTAACAGGAGCTTCATGTGATTTCATTATTGATACCTTCTTTCTATTATTTTAGTGTACGCGATTCGCACATATTAGCAAAAGCCGCTCACCCTGTGAAGGGCAAGCGGCAAGAGGTTAAGATTTGATGTACAAGGACGTTCCCTTAAACGGATTCAAGAGACCGGGCTTATACTTAGTGTGGACATACTCTGCGATTTCAGCGTCCGGCATGGCGCTCAATACATCAAGCCAACATTCAGCATTGATTGCCATGAGGCCACCCATGCCAAGAGCATTTTCACAGCGTTTGATGTCAGAGGCAAATGCGTCGTGAAAGTCACAGGACTCCGCAGCTTTTACGATGCGGTCGAAGTCATACATACCACAAGACCTCCTTACTGGCACATGGCCTTGAGGTCGTCCTCACTCAGAACGGGTACGCCCAGCGAATTTGCCTTATCCAGCTTGGAACCGGCAGCTTCACCGGCAACGAGATAGCTCGTCTTCTTGGAGACACTTCCGGAGACTTTGCCGCCATGCGCTTCGATATAAGTCTTGGCTTCATCGCGGCTCATGGAAGGCAGTGTACCGGTAATAACGAATGTCTTGCCAGCGAGCGGTGCAGACTCATCATTGGCACCTGCCGGAGCATGGTAGTCAAGATTGACACCGGCATCATGCAAGGTATTGACTTCCTGCGTAAATTCAGCGCTGGAAAGCATCGCATCGAGCGCAGCATAGATAGCATCAGAAAAGCCGGGAATGTTGTACTCCTTGATGGTATCTACATTGAGCGTGGACAGTGTCAGAAGGTTGCCGTTCGTAGCCTTGCATTGAGTAAACAGCGCACGAGCAACATGACCGCCGATGAGACGGTAGCCAAGGCCCTTGAGGACGCGGTCGGCATTCTGCTCCTTGGACTTTTCGATGGCAGCAAGAACCTTCTTGGCAATCTTCGCGCCATACATGTTGGTCAGTTCACCTTCCTCCTCATAGAGCCAGTACAGGTCAACGGGGTTCTCAATGAACCGGCTGTCAACCAAGTCCTGAATCATCTGAGGGCCAAGTCCCTTGATGTCCATGCAGGGCTTCGAGGCAAAGTGGATAACGCGATTCACAGTCTTTGCCGGGCAAGCGTCATTGGTGCAGTAGAGGTCCACAGAACCGTTGACCGGTGCGATAGGCGCACCGCAAACGGGGCAGACCTGTTTTGCCATGTCATAAGGCACAGCGTCTGCAGGACGCTTTTCCAACTCCACCATTGTGATTTTCGGGATGATGTCGCCAGACTTATGCAGGACAATCGTGTCACCGATACGGATATCCAAAGTCTTGATGAAGTTGGCGTTGTTGAGCGTTGCACGCTCCACACGTGTACCAGCAAGCTGGATAGGGTCAAAGACAGCAACAGGAGTGACGCGGCCGGTACGACCCGTCTGCAGCTGGATGTTGCGCAAGACAGTTCCCTTTTCCTCTGCGGGATACTTGTATGCAATAGCCCATTTCGGGGTTTTGGTGCGCTCGCCCATCTTCTGGCGAATGCTCAGTTCATCGACTTTGATGACTGCGCCGTCAATCGGGTAATCGATATCATAGCGTTTTTCCTCAATGTCGTGAATGGCTGCCAAGATGCTATCAATGTCATTGCAATGAGCGTAATAGGTGGTCTTAAAACCGCAGATGTCACGCAGATAGTTCAGCTGGTCACAATGATACGGGCTGAACTGTGCTGCATCACCATTGTTGACGCTCTGAACATTGAAAACGAACACCTGCAGATTGCGTTCCCGTGCAATAGACGGGTCAGCCTGACGCAGAGAGCCAGCAGCGCAGTTGCGGGGATTCGCAAAGAGCTTCTTCCCTGCTTCCGCCTGCTTTGCATTGGCTGCTTCAAAGTCCTTTTCCGACATATAGCACTCGCCACGGAGTTCGATTTTGCCGATACCCTTGGGCAGCTCGATGCTGCGAGGCAGGCAAGTGAGGGCTGCGACATTGGCGGTCACATCCTCACCGACATGGCCGTCACCGCGCGTCGAAGCCTGGGTCAGATAGGCAAGACCATCGTCAGAACGTTCGTAGACAAGAGACAAGCTCAGACCGTCGATTTTGCGCTCCACAGAGAAGGTCACATCGGAGTATTCAGCTTTCACCAAATCCACAAAGCTGCGGACCTCATCATCGGAAAACACATCAAGCAGAGAAAGCATTGGTACACGGTGTTCAACCGGAATACCGAGAACACGCTTGCCGCCAACAACCTGTGTAGGGCTGTCAGCGGTCACGAACTCAGGATGTGCCGCTTCGATATCACGAATCTCGTGCATCACGGAATCGTATTCCTCATCCGTTACAACCGGAGCATCCTGCTCATAGTAGGCGGCACTCCATTCTTTGGCTTTGGTGCAGAGATTATTATAATGTTCCTTGATGGAAGAAATAGACATGTTGTTAGACATAACATTTTACCTCACATATGTATTGTTTTGTTTTTTTGTGAACCTCCCCACCTAAGCCTTACGGCTATAGACGGGGCGTGCGCTCTTCATGGTTCATCAAAGGGTAATGGTTTGAGATTCCGTTGTGGCCTGGCTGACATCTTCAATACCATCCACGAAAACTGTTGTTCTGATAAGGATACGGAAAGGGACGCCCTTTTGCCAGGTGGTGTTTGCACGGAGTTCATCCGCCAGGCCAATCAGTGCCTGCATCTTGAGCATTTCGATGGTATAGCGAGTCGGAATCATGGTTCGGGTCGTCTCGAGATAAAAATGCCGATTTTTCTCATTGTATCCGAGAGAATCGTTCGTAACATCCATTTTTGCAACAACGGTGTAGTCGCTCTGCGGGACATCGTTGAACGGCGTGAGAGAATCATTGAGAATCTGCATGCGAGCGTCGAACTCTTTGATGATGCGAGCCTTCTCTTTCTCATAAATCTCGTCTGCCTGTCGAACCTGCTCCCGATAGCACTTCACGCACTCTTCTTTCGTGTAGAAGATGTTGACGGAAGTGCCGGAGCAGCAGCGATACCCGGTGTTGTCCAATGGGACAATGACGGTTGAAGAAATCTTACCCCGATTTACCGGCCGAAAATAGACCGGAGAATAATAGATGGTTTTGCTCGTTTCTTTTGCGTCCGTTACAACAACCGGGGTAGGTTTGATGTTGCGAATCGGCTTTTTGGTCGGGTCCGCATTTGCGCGATAATCGCAAATCCAAGCCATTTTGCCGATGACGTTTTCAAGACCTTCGGCGTAATCGTACATACCGAGGTCGTTTGTCTGGCGTGGAGGATAATTTTCTCCAGAGCCCTTAATCATCAGCTTGACGGCATTTTTAGCGAGGTATTCATTCAGCTTCATGGTGTTTTCCTTTCTTTCAACGAGCGTTTGTGAGTACGGCAACAACCAGCTCCTCGTAGTCTTCGATGGCACAGTAGATGTCAGCGAAACCATAGGCGTGGCCACGGTCGTAGGCTTTTTGCCAGAGGATGGTTGCAGCCTTTTTGGAAATGCTGCGTTTCGTTTCGGCTTTGATGCCTTCCTGAATTTGAAGTTCGATAGCTTCCGAGATGTGTTCGATTTCTGCATTCTGCGCCTTCTTCAGCCGAGAGCATTCCGCATCCCAAGCTTTCTGTCGGCGAACGACCTCTTCCCTGTTCCAGCGCACCGATTTCTCTTCGTCGATGATTTCACCGTCTTTCGGGCGTTTAGAGTTGGGCCTTGTTGGTCTTTTCCAAGCAGTTTCGAGTCGGTTGCCAAGATTTGTCCATACGTTATCCATAGTTAAACTCCTTTTTTGTACGCAAAAAGGCGAACCTCCCGGTGTGGGAAGTCCGCCTTAAAGCAAAGTGTGAATTGTACGAGCACACAGTGTGCTTAGTAGATGGTATCTATCGTACAAGCTAAATTATACGGGTCTCGCACGAAAGCGCAAGATTATTCATTCATTGCTACAGTCACCAAACAGCAAATTATATGCTTTTTCGATTTCAGAATCAGACATGGCCTTCCCTTTTTCTTCAATGCTGTGCAGAATTAGAGTCTTGTCGCTCTCCGCATCCGGCACGAAGCCAAGAATCACATCCAGCTTGTTGCGATTCTCGTCCTGTGCAAGATACTCTTTGATTTCGGACCACTGCGCATCACGCTGGTTCAGAGCGTCAACGTTCTGGACACAGAACGGGTTCTCACTTTGCGGCATAGAACCAGCAAGGTATTTAGTATCGTCGCAATACATCTTGATAAGCCGGACAATGTAGTTCCTTTCCGCTTTGGTTCTTGCAGTCAGAATGTTGCTTGCGCTCTGGTACTTGTAGTTATCCCCAACAGCTTCCAACGACTCTGCAATCTGTCGAAAACTCAGCATTTCGTTTGTGGCCTTGTCATGCTGCGCCACGGTGGAAGCATAGTATCCTTGTTCCGTTTCGTTTGCTTCTACCACGGCAGCGAGATTCGAGTCAATATGGATGAGCCGTTCACTGTTATCCCCTTGCGCACGAATTGTGTTGTTCACTTTCGCAATCCAACTGTCAGTTTCCGTAGCATCATCGCCCGCATAGAGGTAGGTTACAATATCCGGGTTAGTAGGGTTCGGAAGCTCCGCACAAGCCAAGGTCAGATTTCGCCCGTATTCTTTTGCCTGGAGATACATGTTCGGATAATCGTCTTGTATTGTCTGAGCGATTGCCTCAACCTCGGCCTCGTCTTTTTCAATGACAAGGCCGACAGTGGCTACCTGCTCTTCAATGTTGAGCTGCTTCAAAATATCCTCAAGGTCGAATACAATAGCTTCCTTGTTGGTTGTATAGAATCGGATTTTCATAGATTTTCCTCCTGGCAACAATAAAAAGGGCAGGCCCTCGGTTGGAAGGTCTGCCAAAAAACAGTTTGAGAATTGCAAAAAGGTCATTGTGCGGCTTTGACAGCTGCGTTTATCATTGTGTAGGCAATATCCAGGAGTCGAAACGCAAGAACTCCAAAAGATAATGCTACCAGCAAAAAGCAAAACACAAATTTTTGTTTGTTCTCACCCTGGAAATAGTACATTCCAAAGCAGGACGCGATGAGAACGCAGAGAAACACAACGACCCAAATAATATCAGCCATTGTCCTGATTTTGATTTTGCTGAGTCGGCTGGGTCTTGACTTCAGCAGGAGCATTCGGAGTCTGATACTGAACATTCTGGCTCGGCTCTTTGGGAGTTTCGGGGGCCTGGTACTGAACAGTACTGGGGTTGTTCTGCTGTTCGGCTTTCTTTTCCTCATATTTGGTCTTGAGCTGAGAATAGGAATAGCCATCCTGCGGGATACCGTGATACTCATAATGGCCGAAAGCAAGAATCATGTTGAACACCGGATTCAGAAGGCAAAGACCAATCGTGAAACCAATACCTTCACCGAACGCAACAGCTTTCTTGTAGTTGGTAATAGCACCGATGATGAGAGCAACAACCAGGAACAGATTGCCGAGCAGCGGGATGCCAGACAAAAGGCTCAGCACGACCGGAATCAGAAACAACCAGCCGTTCCCCCAGTAAATGTTGAATTCGATGTAGTTGCTGTAGAACGGGACGATGGATGCCCAGCCAGGCTGCCCGGCCTTCTCAAAAATTTTCCAATTGGCGACGATTTTGAGCACAAAATACGCTATCACCAGAAGAATCATCGTATAGAGCATACCGCCCAAAAGATTCAATGCGCTGTAAGAATTGTACATTTTATATTCTCCTCTTCCGGCATATGAAGCCGGTTTATTTCTTCGTTTCGTTTTTTAGCTGCCGCTGCCGTTCTGCAAGTTCTTTGCCGCGTCTGACCAGTTCCGCATATTGCTCTTCGGTCAGCTTGCGAGGCGGCTTGATTTTGACCCATTTCTTGGGCATATCTGCCTCCATACACCAGTCCTCATCCCGCGTGATTTTAACAGCATCAGGGTACTCTTTGGCAAGCTCTTTTAGCTGTTCCATACGAGCTTTGTTGCAGGTGTAGTAGGATGCTTTCTTCTCCGCGTCATTGAATGTGATGATGGTTTCGCGTTCCCAGGGTCCATCAGATGCCTGCGTGGCCACTTTTTTATCGGGCATGATTTTTTTCACCTCAATCGAATAAAATTGCCGACATAGCAGGGCCTTCGCAGATATACCCGCTCGCCTCGGCCCATTTCGGCGTCATGAGCTTGCCATTTGTTTTCACAAGCACCATCTTCCGAGCAGAGGTATTCAGGAATTCCGCCGGAGCCCAGTTATTTCGCACAACGACGATAGCATTGTCGTCCGCGTTCTCAAGCATATGCTTCAGCTCTTTTACCGTCACCGTGTCACCTCCCGTTCAACACATCATCCAGTGCCTGCAAGAAAACTCTGGATTCCTCATTGATTCCGCCGCGACACAGAACTTTCGCAATATCATCAAATCTTACCAGGTACATATTTTCTTCACCCATATACCCTTGCGGCCAGGGAACCGCATAGTAGTTGTGCGGAAAAGAACTTGTGTCATAGCCGACCACAATATATTTCTGGTCTGCAACATTTTTCACCGTCAGGATAGTCCCAAGCGGTAACGCGTCTTTCATGGAATGAGTAGTTGCAGGCATGATTCTCTGAATTTTCAAAACAGCACCTCCCTAATTTCTATTTTAAGAGAGTCGCACATTTGTGCAACAAAACTAAAAAACAAAAAAGCGGCCGCTCCAAAAGGAACGACCGCAAAGATACGAGTCAGATGTTATTCGCTGTGTTTATGCCTCCTTCTTATCAGCGTCCAGAATCTTCTTCAGAACGTCGTTGAACAAGTCGTCGTGGAATTGACCAGTTTCTTCATCTGCTTCCGGAGATGTGAAAGCACCGTCTTCTTCAGCTGCATCCTGTACAGCATCGAAGACACCGACTGAGCCCCAAAGCTCATCAGCCAGATGGTCATAGCCGAGGTCCTTTACTTTTGCCGAGAGGTCAATCAGCAGCATTTTCTGCCGAAAGAACTTGTTCATATCCAGGCCGATGTAGGGTTTTGCTGCAGTATTGTTTTTCTGAGACTTTACTTTGAAAATACCCCAGTCAAAATTGCTGTCTGCGCCGTACATATACCCGGATGCGAGGCAGAAGCCTTCAGCAGCACTGTCCTCAACGTTGATACCGACTTCATAATCGCTGCCGGAATCTTCATCCAGGTTAATCGCAGAGCCTGTTGCCTTTTCGTACTCTGCCTCAATGTCAGCTTTCATGGCTGCCAGCAGGGCGTTGAAATCGGTGTTCTGGGAAAGCAGATTCATGTTTTCGCCTTCCTGGTTTTTAATGAGAATGTACATAGTATTTACCTCCTAACAATCAAATCATGCTGTCAGACAATTTGTCGATAGCTGCCGTGATGGCTTCGTTTTCCATCTGAGCAATACGCTCAAACAGATGAGACCAGTCGATGGCATCATAGACACGCTTGACAAACGCATCATAGGTGCCACCGGCCTTCATCATTTCAATTTCAGACTCATAGCAGCCGGGCTCCTCAAGTATGAACTTGATATCGTCGGTTGGGTTGATTTGTATTGTTGCTTCGTACTCATTCATTTTAATTATTTCCTTTCTTTTATACGCAAAAAGGCGAACCACCCAAACGGGAAGTTCGCCTAAAGCGCATTGTTAAGTGTGCGAAGGGCAGGGCGCCTTTTCGATAACTGTTATCTATCGTACATTTTTGATTATAGGCCGTTCGCATAAATCCGCAACAAAAAACCGCCACCCAAATGGGCAACGGTAATGAAAAATTAAATTTCAGCGCAGAACATCGCGAGTTTCTGCCACAGCAGATAGGTGCTGTACCTCATGCGTACCTTTTCAGGAACACCAGTAACCAAACACCATTTGTGAGCAGTGGCTTTGATGCGGGGAATCTGCCTCTGTTCGGCTTCGGTAAACGTCTTGCTGTATAGTCTGCGACGGCGTCCGGAATTCCAAAAGGCTCCTTCCATCGTTTCGCAAATCAGAGCGTACGCCAAATAGCTTTGGGCTTCTTCGTGAGTCAATGTAACCATCGTTTTCATGGCTGTCACCCTGCCTTTCTCTCATTGCGAGCCATATGCAGCGCATAATCAAGCGCGTCAGGGTCATCGGCCAAGAATTTCGTTTTCTGAAGTGTACCAAGCTTGGGATGCTTCAGAATCGTATAGTTGCCATTGTTCTGGACAAGGGAACCTTTATCATAGACAAGCTCGACCTTTTCGGCAGGTACTGCGTAACGGCGAATGCGGTCACATTCATCCGCATAGTTGATGGGAGTGATATAGCCAACTGGCTTTTGTCCTTCCATCCCTGTCACAGTGACCAGAAAAGCCTTAATGGTCCGGGCTTCTTCCTCTTCCTGCTCATCATAGTATTTGAACGTGATGAACATGGGAGTATCTTTCTTGTATGCATCTTCCTCAGGGCAGAGATACGTTCCACAAGAGCGGCAGAACCAGAGCATCGATACGGGCTTTCCAGTTTCCTGCGCTTCTTTTGCATAGCGCTTAAAAATCTTTATGTCCAGCTTGAAATCCTCGGTGTAATGCTCAACCGTGCTTTTCACGATGAGTTTCAGAAAATTACAGATGGAAATAGCGGTCATAGTCATATTGGAAGTCATAATAAAAATCTCCTTTTTTAGTCAGCCATGACCTTGGAAACATTCATGTCATAGCGGTTGAATTTAGAAATATAGTCAAAAATGGTATTTACTTGAGCTTTTGTTGCGGTTTTGGTCTCATCCATATCGAGGAATGTATTGCCCATCGAAGGATTACGAATGGCAATCCAACTGCGTTTATATAGGAAATCGAGACCCTTGCCGCTCCAGTCATACGCCATATTGAGAACTTCATGGTCAGAAAGACCAAACGCTTCTCGATTGCGCATGATGATGCGGCCAGCCAGGGCAGCGTGCTCGCCAAACTCGCAGGCATACCAGGTGCCATCGGGAGCAATCAGACCATATTCGGTCAGCTGATGCTGAATGGGTCTATCACTGATATAGCTGTTGTACAGTCGCTGACGGCGTTCAACGGATGTGCCTTTCATGTTTGCTTCAATCCAAGAGGCAAGCTTGGTCCAAAAATCGGTTTTGTAGAATTCCGGGTTGGATTCCTGCTCAGGAAGCGGTTCGCCATTGAATTCTGCAACAAGGTCTGGGTGGGTAAAAAGCCATGCACCGTTGTTGAATGCATCAGAATAACCCGTTTTCCCATAGAGGAAGCACTTGATGCCGTCATAGCTGCAATCGATATAATGATGTTTTGCATTGGTGCAGAGCGTTTCATAGCTATCAGTCATAGCAAAGCGGTCAACATAATTGAGCGGATGTGCAATCATATCCTCACGAATTTGATTGACCAGCATCTTGTGTTGAAGCTCCTCAACCTTCTGCCCGAGGGAACGAACATGAACATTGTCATCGACAAGTTCAAACTCATTGACACCAACAAGTTTTTTCCGGCCTTCGATAATGTCCTGGCAAACATGCCTTTTTTCTTCCTCGTTGCCACCCATCATGCAGGAGAGCAGCAGCTCCTCACACTTTTTATACGGCTTGTCCATGTTCCAGAACCAGTCACGTGCAATGGCGGTGAGGAACTCACCATCCATACTGAAATGTAGTTGTTCACCCATGTTGGGTAACCTCCCCAATTGTTATGTGTTGTTCTCGACAAAGTCTTCGCATTCCTCGCTGGTCAAAACCACGCCGAAATAGGCAACACGCTTGATGGTGGTTTCCCACACGTGAACGGTGCGTGCCATTGGCTGAACGACCCAGGAATGACAGCGCCAGAGCCCGTCTTCGGAAAGAGCATAGCCCGTTGCAATAAAGCACCGGTCTTTGTTTTTATACCAAAGCCGTGCAGAATTGTAATGGCACTGGCAATCCTGGCCTTTCCTCATATAGCTGTTGCCATAAAAGAACCGGCCGCGTTTGAGGATTTTTGGGGCGTCTTCGTCAAATTCCGTCATGCAGACTTCATCCCCGCCAAATGTGAGGATTTTGTCATGCAGCTTCTTCATAGCATCGAGCGTTTGAGTGTCGAAACCAGAAGAGGTGTTGTAAATCTGGCTTTTGGTAAGCCGCATTTTCCAATCCTCGTTCATTGGGTTCCAATGAATCGGCGCGGACATCTGGTCAGGGGTCGTAATAGGTTTCAGACTGTTCCAGCCTTTCGTGCTCATTCCAACCCCTCCTCACGAGAACGCAAGGAACTCAGAATCTTTGAGTGCAGTTGATAGCGATTATCGCCGCTTGGCACGGAGTTACCGAGGTTTTTGGATACGAGAAGTTCGTCGAACGCCTTCAAAATTTTAGAAGTAATGACCGGCTTTCCCTGCGCACTCATGTGACTCAGCCAGAACTCGACATCCTCAACGAGATGCCAATATTCCATGCCGTACAGCATCGCGCCGCTTTCATTGTCTTTCCGTTCCCGCTCCTCATCTGCATCATCGCAAACGATGCAAATACCGTTTTCGTCGAGATAGTTCTCGAAGATATCGCAGATATCGGAGGCAACAGAACGGATATCGGAATTTGCCTTCACCTCAGGTTCATGCTGGACGGCTTCAACTTTGTACTCGATACTGTCGTGACGAAGTGACTCTTCGATACCATCAAAAACGATGTCCGCGCAGTCGTTATCATCCCGACACGCTTCGAAAATGTTTTTGACGGATTCGATTGCCTCTTTGGAATCGGAGTTTCCCTCAACAGAGAACTCCAAAGGAACCAAGGCAACAACTTTGTATTTATTCTTCATGATTTTTTCTCCTTAGTTTAACAGGATGCCGCAGCATTTGTTCAAGGCAAGTGCGCTTGCAGCGAGAGCAGCAACCTTCTCAAAGGTAATGCTCTCCGCAATTGCACAGACGCTCATAACAATGAGCAGAACAGCTGCCACAGCAGATACTATTACTATCTGACTCTTGATGCCGGTTTTCATGAGTTTTTTCTCTTTCTGTTTATGCCCTTATCGGAGCATATCAATGATTTTCCCAACCAACTCATCATTGGTCACGAACTGATTACGTCCTTTTGCACCGAGCGATACAGAGGAGTAATCTTTCATACTGGCGGCATAGTGAACCAGGTTCTTGTCAGACAAGGGCCGATAGCAACTCTTTTCAGTGCTGACGTAAACGCACTTATTGTTGAGAACGTTCTGAATGTGGCCAGAGCAGCCAACACGCTTACCGTTGATGATGATGTTGTGTAGGTTATGGGTTAGCATAAGGTCTTTGCTTTCGGTTTCTTTTACCTTTAACTGGTTCAAGAGTTTTCGGGACAGATAAACGGTTGCTTTCATTGTGACTTCCTCCTAATTCAAATGAAGTATTTGTAAGCGGCAGTTAAGCGTTTGCGGTACAGGTCTAACGTGGTCAGCCCTCCTGCATAGACTTTGCGGGAAGAGATTATCACGTTGGTTCCTGCTTCCATATGGGAGAAGAACATCGAAAGGCAATCTTCCAGGCTGTCGCTTGTAGTGAGAGTTTCGTACACCGGATATGAGTATTTGGCGGCTTTGCTGTATGTGCTATTGAGCTCATACACGAAGAACATCACCTGTCCCGTAACGGTGTTGGGGTCATAGCCATTGCCATAACACCAGTTGAAAAGGTCTGTCTTTCGGCTATAAGTCCATTGCAGGAGTCCATAGCCGCCATCCGAAGGGTTTTCGGCCGAGGCTTTAAGACCGCTTTCCATCGACATGCAGCCCATCACTGCGGCAGTACCGGCCTTTGAAAGGCCAGCGGACCGCAGAGCTGTGTAGATTTCAAGCTCATTGTCGTTGAGATTATCTGGAATTGTTTCGGGTTTCGGTTCAGCTTCTTCGATGGCTGCTTCTGCGGTCTCAATCCGTGGTTCCGGTTCTGCAGCATCGGAAGATTCGACCTCAGCAGTTGTAATTTCCTCCTGTGCTTCTTCGGAAGTTTCCGTTATCGGGAACGCTTTATCGAGCTCATTCACCGTTTCAATGGGAGTGGAAAAAGCGATAGGTTCGGTTTTGGGAGCTATGTTTTCCTCTGCGTGTGCAGGAACAGAAAGCATAAAACCCATGCAGGCGATGATGGTAAAAATACACATCACCGCGACGACAACCAGGACATGCTTGTTCCGAAAAATGCTGTTATTATTCTTTTCGACTTTCATTTTGTGACTCCTTTTTTGTGTCTTTTCCTTGTAGCGGAAGATTGTGATTTGAGATTTGTGGTTTGTTTTGAATTCCTCCTTTTTCTGTAAACAAAAAAAGGCAGGCCCATCATGAAGATGAGTCTGCCTTGAATGAGAACAGAATTATGAATTGTACGAGCACGCGGTGTGCAAAGTAGATGTTATCTGTCGTACAACTTTAATACTATGGAATTCGCAAGGATGTGCAAGAGCTTTTGATGTGCTTCTTTTTCAGGCTTCGTTAAGCCATTTCTGAGTGATATCCATGATTTGATTCTGAAATTCCGGGTCCGGCAAGGTTTTGCTGTCTGCCCAAATTGAGTTACGGACGATTGGGTAATTGTATACAACGCCGTCAACGATATAGGGCCAAAGCACCACTTCGCCGCCCACAAGCCAAAGTTTCTGGATTTTGACGGGTTTCTCGTATCTTGTGAGCCAGCATTCACTGGTCACGACAGAATCCGCCACATATTTCTGTGTTTCTTCCTCGGTTAAGAGATTCGGGTCTTCGTCCTTGATGTTGTACATTCGGACAATGAACGGTAACGGCATGTCCTTGGAGTATTTTTTGTTCTGACGCAGCTCAGCGAGCAGGAATTTTGAGACAAAATGCGCAATGCCGATGCTGGTCAGGCAGTCGTCAAGGGTATGCCCAAGACAAATTCTTGGGATTTCCTGGTCCTCCCCTTTCATCCGATTCGTTGGTATCTGCGGAACGACATCGTCCGGCAGGCATCCGGTGTCTGCCATGATATGATAAAGAATCATTGATGTTTCCTCCTGAAATAAGAAAAATAGCAGGCCCTCAAGAATCGAGAGTCTGCGTTGTTCGCACGATGAATCATTCATTCGAGTGTGTTTTTATCGTGTAGTTGATATTTTGTTTGGCTTGTACACGTAGCAAGCCCAAACAGACATCGTTCAGAACGTCTTGTTATCAGGAATCCGCAGATACATCCAGGACTGTGGTGCTCGCTTAACGCCGAGCTCTCGCAGCGACATATCCATAGATTGGACATCAGAAACGTTCCAGCAATAAAGAGTGCCGGACTTATTGCCGTATGCAATCAGCTCATTTGCGGTAAGGCAGTTGTCCTTCACGAATTGAGCGGTCTTTTCGGTCACTTCCGTGCCAATAGCATATGCCGGAAGCTCACGCAGGCAATCGAGTGTATTGATGTCACGGCAAACAAATGCGGCAGTCACTTTTCCAGCACCACCGTTAGCTTTGGTTTCGTAGCAAAATACTACAAAAGGATAGCTAATTTCCCACGGCATAGTTTTTCGGACCTCAATAGTCTTTTCTCCGCTCAGAATTTTTTCAAGCCATTGCTTCTTGATGCTGAGAAGAACGGCTTTATTCGAGTTGATTTCAAGGGCTTTATTGATATTTGAATTAAGCATTGTTATGCTCCTTTCACACTTCGGGTATTTTTTATTTTTGGTGGGATTTCTTACTGACGCAAGCCCACGACTTTAGTCGTGGGTTATTGACTTGTTTTTGGAGCGTCACCATTTATGGAACGGGTTCAAAAGTCCGGGACGGTATTCGTTATCGACATACATCTTGATGTCGTTATCGTCCAGGGCATCCAAAATGTTCATCCAGCATTCCGCTTCGACGTGCATCTTGCCGTCCATTTTCAAGGCCCTGTCGCACTGAACTAAGTCTGCGCGAAAAGAATTCACATAGAAGCAATCTTTTGCGGCAGCCGCGAACCTGGTAAAGCTGTTCTTGGTATTTGTGGTCATAGTATTCATCCTTTCTGAAATATTTTTGTTTCTAATCAATACATACAAAAAAAGAAGCAGGCCCTCAAAAGAGAGTCTGCTTACTTGTGCATGACAGATTGTTAATTTAATGTTCAATTAGGAGGTAAGTGATGGTATCTGTTATGCAATTATTATTTTAGGCGGTTCGCACATTTGTGCAAGTGGCTTTTTAACTTCGTTTGTTTTTGGCATCGCGTTGGTCCAGCCCTTAGATTTGTGTTTTTCAGGGGCATCATCAATCATGGCAAGGATACCCGCGACTTCAGTCGTGGGAGGATTTGCCCATTCACTTCCTTTCGATTAAATAGTTTGTTGCAGGCTCTAATAGTCGCAGTTTTTTAAATGAAATGCTATTCGTAATGGTTGTACCATCGAATTTTCTTAAAGCGAAATATCCCGATGTCCTGCGTCCCGAAATAAAACATTCCTGCCCGTTATAGAGCACCTTATCCCAGAGGCGAAAGCCTTTAACGATATAGGGCGCTTGATTGGCTTTTCGAATTCCATAAAATTTGTGCGCAGGGTACACCGTCTATAGTCGCTTACGACTTAGGCGGTGAGGAATGCGTTGACTAAGAGTACATTTGAGGCACACTTAGTAAGTCCAAATACCCCGTGTCTCCTTTCTTTAGTTTTTTAAGCTACTTTAGTCCACGCAGAATGCATGAGGTTTGACGTTTTAACAATTTTCAGCTTTTTAAGGCTTGCGGATTTTTTACCACCTCTCGATGGAGTTTTGAATTCCACGTTTACAGAACCATTCTTTTTGGTATGAGTGCCATGGACAACAAGAATTTCTCCGTTGAGAGAAACTAAATCTCCGGGATTGAGGGCCACCTTTTTTCGGCGTAGAGCGCGGTGCCCTTTACAAATCCTCTTTCCACGGTACTTGTGCAGGTTTTCGGAATCCTTTTTATGGCTGCGGCTGATTCTACCGTTGAAGAGTTCTTTTCCGGTAGCTATTTCTCCTGTACGAATGTCAATGTACTGCGAGTCATAAAACTTTTCGAGAATGCGGTTATTGCGTTTCACCTTTTCATAATGTTCAAACGCGCAGCGGTTAACTGGATGAAAGCTGCCCATTGCATACGCATCGTTGTTATGACTCTTTTCAAGATGAAGAGCAATCCGCTTTTCTTTGGTCATCGCACCATAAGTGAATGTGACGAACGGCTTTCCAAAAGCAGCGTTAAGTACATTAACGATTTGCCAGCGCACGGTGTTCATGAACGCCGCACCAGAAAGATTGGCGAACTTTATATCTTCACCAAATCCGTAGAGCTTGCCGCCTTTTTGATGGTTAGCTGGTGTATGGCACTTCTCGCATACTGTTATAAGCTCGCTGAGACTATT